TAGGTAGATAGCGACAAGTCTGGGCGACTCAAGGGAAGTTTGTTAAGACATACTAAACACGATAATGCCCACTTAGCAAGCTGAGCATTATCGGGAAACTTAGCACAGGCTCGAAGAGCTAAGCTAAACGGAACCTTTGAAAGGGCTTCATTCCACACAAATGTAACGTTACCAAAAGAATCAAACTGGTAACATTTGAGGAATACTGAAGCAGCATCCTTCAAGTCTTTTGAAAACTGAAGATAACCGGTGGCGCGTATAGCGTCAAGAACCCGAGTTATCGACAGTCGGACAAATCGACGAAGCGTTCGCTTCGAAGAACCGCTTTGCAGCGGGCATTCGTAAAACAATTGGAATAAATCCGAGATTGCGTTTTTTAAATATGCAATCTCTTCCTTATTCGGGATGTCCAGATTCAAAAGATAGCAAACCTGGCCCTCAATATAAGTCTCATTGTCTACGAAGGCTTTACCCATGGCGCTCTCCTCTAGAAAGGTGTCAGACCGCTAATTGCGTTCTGAAACGGCTCGAGGGTTGGAGCGGCACCGGCGTTTTGCTTGAGAATGAAGCACATTGCTTCATACAAGCGCTGATAACCGTTCGTGATAGGGAGCAAAGCCACACCCGATGATTCTGGGTCTGTGAGCTCTTCCATACCCATACCGACCCATACGGGCTTAGTATAGGTAGACGTGTTGGTTAACGTCGTTTGCTCATAATGCCATGCATCTACACGTTCGATCAGAGACCCCGCTTCGACAGACTGCTTTGTCATGTCGGTCGTCCTAATACTCGGATGAGTTGTCATACGACTCGTCACCTTCACGGCTACAATCGTCTTCGCGGCAGAATTAACGCCGGTGACGTCAGAGCGAGAATAAAAAAGAGTATTAGGATCTTCGTTCGCCTGTCCCGGAAACGCGTAAAACAATTCGCGCCCAACTTGATTGGCACGGCGTTGAGCAGTGTTCCAAGAAATAGGTACGTAGTCACCAGCAGGCACATTAAAAGCATTTGCCTGGATAATGGTGGCTCCGAAGGTTGACGGTAACGCGAGTAGGGCAGCGGTTGCTACCATATGAACCTCTTCCTGCGCTTAGCGCTAGGTCTTTAAGGAAAGTTAATAACCTCCCTGGGCGAAATTACTACTCAGGCTACCACCGAAAGCTTTCACTAAATCGGAATAGTTGTTGAATTCCGAAAGGGATCGCAATTGGCGGAAATACGGCAAGAGGTAGCCAAGATTCTCCTGGAGGGTCTATGGGGTAATCCGATTCCTCGGATCGCCAAAAGTTGTTGAAGATACGCCCGTCAGAATACTTAAATTCGACGTGAACCGTGTGACCAACACGGAGTGGCATACTCGGCGACTGGAAATAAGCAGAATTGGCCTTTATCATAGGGCCAACCTGGAAACCCCAATCAACGACAAATGATAATGGTTGCACGTTGTAAATTGATTCTGGCGTGGGATACCCATGTATCATCGCTACGGGATCGTTCAACAATATAGCTTTTGCAACCATAGAGGCTTGCATGGAGCTATATACCGTCGTCCGAAAGGTGACGCGAAACCATCTAATATTGGAAGAACTTAATCCATAGAACGATGGTGACGCTTGGAGTACTGCCTTTTGAAAAGACAGAGGTTGAGAGGAGAAGTTTTCCCCCTCTAAGGTAAATTGACCCTCGCCTTTGCGAAAATCAAGCACCTGATCCATAAGCGCACTAAGTGCGCGAATCGTAGGTGCCGCCGCGAATTCGTAAGCCAATTGGCTGCCAGTCATTAACTCAGCAAGGCGTTTTACACGCGTAGCTAAGTTAATTAGGCCATCGCCTGGAGAAAAGATAGCCTTGAATAACTGAGGCGTCTTCAGGAAGATGTTATTAATCAGTTCAGCGAACTGATCAGCCTGAATGATATTCTCGAAATTCGACCCATAATCAATCATAAGATTTGATAGGGCACGACCCTGGGTATGAAAAAGTCCAGGAGCATAAGTTGACATATTGTCACCAAATGACCCTATAAGACTACCAAGAGAGCCGATAAATCCGGCATTTCGATAGCGTCTATTCATGGCATAGGTATAACCTCCGACAAGCACATCAGTTTCATACTGAGATGCGTGATTTATGCGGAGCTTACCAACAACAGAGGAATTCCAGGTTTTAGGTGGCGGTAAACCGCCATCTACAAGAGCTTTATTCATACCAGTTATGGTAAGAGTAAGATCTCCAGGTTTTCCAGGTGGTACCCGCGTGATGCGGATATTTATAGCTGGACAGGTCATAAAACGACTACCGGGGTACGATTGATAAACGACGTCTTTCCAGCGATATTCGATGCTGGAATTAGTCACAATGATACTCGATAAGTCACCACGGCCATACCGTCCAAGAGTTGCGGAACGCTGGAAGCGTCCCCCAATGTAAGGTTTCATGCGTATAGCTAGTGCAACGGCATCATCAAAACAAAAATGATAGGCTGTTGACCCGCCAAAGGGATGCTTGGTAATATCAAGTTTCGTATTACCGAATCCAATTGGATACACATAATTCCCGACGGCGTTACTCACGACAAGGTTGTCAAATGAATAACCTCCAGTAGTACCGCGAAGGCCCAATGCCCTGCGTGCATGCCATGAGGATTCGAAGATTTTCCGTTTCCCATTGGCACGCTCGTCGAAAAGACGCGCAAGAAGTATAGCGCTTACCATATGATAATTTCGTATCGGTATGGTGCATAACGGATCCTCCTCGACGACAAATCGAGGAAAATATCTCGTAACGAGACATTCGCGATGATGAAGATACAATAGCTGTGCTATTGGATCAAAGAAAATTAGCTCTATCAGTAATCGCGCTTGTGTATTGATGACCTCACCGGCATTAAAAAATGCCGTAAGATCATTTGCATAAGACGTTGAAATCACATCAAAAGCGTCTTTGGGTCGAGTAGTCAAATCTCGCTCCTAGTCCCGAATGGCCCGAATCGACAATCACGTATATCAAGCGTTATATCGATGGGTAACCACTCGAAGTAAATAAAGCCACATAGACTTCTCAGGTGAAAATCAGGCTTCTCAAGGCCAGATTCATCAAGAAGACTATACAGCAGTATCAGATGACAGAATTGTCATCTAGAAGTAAGTATTCGTAAGATGCCTCATTTAGAGAAAGGCAAATCAGAGAAATACAAACCTCTACAACTATCACCGGTGATAAATCAGTGATCTATGTTGATTCAGCATACGTCTGAGTAACGGACGCTAAATTAGTTGCAGAGCATCAGGGCTTC